TACCTCATTTCTTAAAGATTTTTTCAGCAGATGTGAAGCCAAGAGCAGAACCAACGATAAATGTAACCGCATAGATACTTGCATCAGTGGGTTTGGCAATCATAGTGGCACATAAAGACAAAGTGCCTATAAAGGCACAAAGTCTTTTCATACTTAAGCGATTGCTATCTTCTGTGAAGAATTGCCTCATGCTTTTATCTCTTTATAAAGCCTATAAACGTTGTATGCTATTGTAGACAATCCAGCTATTATAGCAACGACTATACCAATATCCGATAGGTTAATTTCTGCCCATACGTTAATCAGTATAGTCGTTAAACACATTGCAATACTTCTGCTATCCATTTTCTGTTTGTTGCTTTTGAATTTCCTCGCCAATCTTGGCATTAACTTCTTGTAGTTGCTTTTGCAAGTATTCAATCTGAGCGAGAATGTCGTAGGCTTGAGCCTTCAAAGTAATTAAGTCCATAGTTTATAATTTAGGTATAAAAATACTATTTTATTGTGATTTCTTGCACTTGAAAATAAATTGCACCATGATTATCATTTTCAATTTCAGCCTCAGCAAGTGCCTTTGAATCATAAAGATGAGCATCCAAAAAGTTAGGACTCCACCTGTCTGCCATTGGCACATCATGGTTTTCTGTATAGTATAGCATATTAACAGTCTGCCTTATTACATATTTATATGTCAATGCCATATTAAAGATTTGATTCTAAGTACATACGATTAAGAGCAAGGAGTTTAGGAGTAGCATTGGTAGTTGACTGTATATGTGCTTGCATATACATAAACGTTGTATTTAGCGGAAGGTTTCCCGTCTCGGTATTTGTTGCAAGCACAGCATTTGTTACTGCGTTTCTCAACTCCCAATCAATCTGAGAAGTATTAGGTCTCACAAATATGTATATGTCAAATACATCAGTAGTAGCAGGAGTAATAGTTGTGTTCCTTTTCGTTGAAACACTACCATTATTCCTCATAATAAACTGAAGGGTTGTGTCACCCGTATCTCTTCCAATGCCTATTGTATTGTTCCATGTTGTGCTATCTGCTGCCATTGTAGCATTGTTTGCAGATACACCAACAAAGAATCTTGATGTTCCACTCACTGCTTCAAGAGCAAACCTTGCATAAAAAAAGAACCCACCAAGATTAGCAGCATTACCCATCCATGCGACTGTATCAGTTGACTGAATACCACTTGCACCAGTTGTAGTTGAACCAGTGCTAAATGTTGCACGATTCATTGAGGTTACAGCATTTGTTGATGATTTGGTAGGTGTTGCTTGTGCTGCACCCGTTCCATTGTTCCTTGCTGTGAATGATGTACCCCAGTTGATTGCCAATGTTGTTCCCGTACCTGGCAACCACATATAAATGGTTGAGTTAAATAGTGCAGGTTGGAAGTCAAAGTGGTTGCCATTTTGGTCAATAGAACCAACAAGCCTCCTTGTTGCCATTGCATCAGTAAATACCTTAGTCCTTCCAGATGATGGTGTTGTAGGAAATCCTCCATCAATAAGAGCAAGGTCTCCTCCATCTATCTCAACATTCGCTGCCCCTGCGAATACTCCACCATTATTGAACTGAACCTCTCCGCTTGTTCCTCCAGGTGCAGGGATGGTAATAGTACCCCAACTTAATGCACTTCCATCAGTTGTAAGGTACTTTCCGCTATTTCCTGTTTGAGTAGGGAAATTGCCAACAAATGTGTACGCATCATCCCAATTTGACTGCTTCACAGTTGTAGGCAGAGCGTATCCACTTGCAAATGACAAAGCAAGTGTGCCACTTGTTGTGATGGGATTGCCACCAATAGCAAAACCAGTAGGTACTGACATATCAACTGAGGTGACAGTACCTCCTCCCGCCCAAGTCCTATCTTGAGACAGGTCATAGGTAACTCCTCCAATTGTTAGAGTCCGAGTAGTTGGTACTGACTCAGTTTGGTTCGCTATAATTGAACGGTTAATCCGCATTAGATAATTGTCAAGTTAAGTTGCTCTGCTACCCAATCCCAAGCAAATTCATCTTGCTCCCATGATTGATATTCTGCACCAACCATATCAAGGTTTCCTTGAGCAATTTGCTCACCAGGACTTGCTACACCTTCAGCATCAACAACCTTAGTATAAAGTGACCAGTTAAATCTTGCACTTGTTCCTAATGTTAATTGAATGCCATAAGCATCTAAATACTCAGCATCTTTACTTGTTCCGTTTGCCCATATTGTAACGGGACTGATTTGTTTTGACATTTTTATTTATTTTAAGTTTTTCTATTTATTACCAACAAGCCTGCCAAGTTGTTCCATCATAGCAGTTTAGTTTGTTATTTGTTGTATCATAAAACATTAATCCCGTTGCAGGTGATGCAATTGCCAACATCTGTGCATTAGTTCCCCGAGGAGGTAGGAAGCCTTTAGTGGTTGAATCAATTGCTAATTGAGCAGATGCATAATGTGTGCTTGAACCAAATGTTATATTTGTGGTGTTCCTATCACGCAAATAATAAATATCTCCACCAACATTATATAATTTTAATGATTCATTTTCAAATATAGAATGAAAATATGATTGAGTATTCCCATTCATCCATACATAACCAATAGAACCACCAGCAGATTGAC